ACATACCAAAAAATTTGATAGATGTGTGAAGGATGTAAAGAAAAATTCACCAGGTGTGGATAACCCTTACGCTGTTTGCCAAGCTTCTTTGGGTGCTAAAGCAATTAAGAAGTCTCATCAAAGAAAAAAAGATTATACAAATGAATCAAGTTTCACCATGACAAAAGGTGAGTTGCTTGAATCTCTTAATGTTAAAAAAAATAGAAAAGTAATAAAAACAATAAAAATTAAAGATATTAAAAATGATTAAATTATTAAAAAATATTAAACTTTGGGCAAATAGTAATGGTAAGATGATACTTGTATCAGCAGTTTCTGTTATATTAATTGCTTTACCATTCGTAGGTGCCATTATTGCTGTAACAAACGCTATCGAAAATGAAACAGTATATATGATATTAGATTTAATATTATTTATATTGTTCGGTATAACATATGTTGCATTCACTAAATTTATGAATAAATTATGAAACAAAATATAAAACAAATATTATTTAAGATATTTTACGTTATTTGGGGTAGAATACTTCCGCTTTTATTGGTTTTGGGGTTCTTTATTGCAATTTTATTTAACCTTTGGAAAATACAAAATATACCATTAGTTTGGTCAATTATAATATCATTGGTTGGATTTGCCTTAGTTGGTTTTGGATTTGGTAAATTACTTAAATTATGGTAAGTATTATATTTTTATTTATTTCTGTATTTTTAGTTTTTACTGGTAAAGCTATTGCTGATACAGTCTCAAATGAGGCTAGTTGGTCTAAATCTATTTTTAGTAAACATGATATAGATAGTTTTTGGGGTAGTAAAGACCATACATGGAAAAGAAAGTATAGAGATAATAAAATAATGAATTACTTATTTAGCACTATATTAGTTTGGACTACCGACATATGGCATTTGGCTAATACATTAAGGAGATTGGGTATCTATTTGGGTATATTCTTAGCTTTAACGATTAGCACAAATTTATTAAGCGAATTAATAATAATTTCAACATATATTATATTAAATATAGTTGGATTTCATGTATTGTACACATATTTTTTAAAAAAATAAATTAAAATGGATTTTAACAAGATTAACGAAAAGATTATAGAACAATTAAAAAATGAGGAATATTCATTATCTGGATGTGATATTTTTCATGATAAAAAGGTTGTACCATTCACATTATTAGAAGAGAGATTTGATGAAGTTTCAAAAAGATGTAAATCAGCTTATGATACTGATAGCATTACTTCCCAAATAATAACTGAACAAATGAGTTTGGTATACGAAATTATCCATTTGGAAGAAGAGCATAGGGATGAATTAGCTGATTTAGCGGTTAAGATGATAACAGATGAATTCAAGATACCAGAAGGTGCAGTAGATATTAATGCATCGTTCAATGGTGAAATAACTGATGAAGGTATTATTAGTAAAGAGAATATAACTGAGTATGATAATTTTGAATTTGATGATTACCAGCAACTTACTGACACCAATGATGAAGTGAGTAAAAGAAGAGTGTTAAATTCAATGATTCAAGGTGCGGCAAAAAAAGTGAATCATATGTTTCACATGGTTGGTGATGAAATAATGGATATAAACCCTAAATTATTAAATTTATACAAGAAATGTATGTCAGTAGCTGATTATATGTATTTTTTGATACCAGAAATGGATAAAATGATTAGAGGTGGTAAAAATACATGTGATTTAACGTCATCAAACAAACCAATAATAAGTTCAGAAGCGATTATATTCCCTGTGTTAATACATGAATTATGTAAAGGGGTCATGGAGTTACTAGCATCACATGGTATTCCACAAAAAGCTAACATTGCCGAATATGTTATAAATAAAGCTGATTGTATTGAAGATGAACCTTGGGATATGAGATTAGGGCCATCAATTTGGAAAAGATATACAAATGCGATACCAGATGAAGATTTTAATTTAAGGTATAACTTATTTGCTGAAATGTCTATGTTACCACCTAAAGATTTTAATTCACTAATGAAGGAAATTATTTCTGGAACTAAAAAGAGTAAAGAAATGCTTTCTGAAATGCTTTATGAGATAAAAGAAGAAATTAAAGAACGAGAATTTAACGAATCTATGGGTGATACCCATTTTAATGAAGAAGATTTATTTTAATATTTAAACCACCATTTTGGTGGTTTTTTTGTTTTTAATAGTGTTAACATATTTATAAATAAAAGATTATGTTAACAAATGAAGAAATATTAACAGAATATGTTAAATGTGTAAAAGACCCAATATATACTATTGAAACTTATCTTAAAACAAAAGATTTAACACAGGGGGGTTTTGTACCTTTTAAGTTGTTTCCAAGACAAAAACAGGTTGTAAGGGCTTATGAGAATCACAGGTTTAATTTAGTTACAAAACCAAGACAGGCTGGTATATCAACAACTACACAAGCATATCTGGCCGCTAAGGTTGCGTTAGCTGACCCAGATAACCCAGAAACAATTCTAATAATAGCCAATAAATTAAAGTTAGCTCAAAAATTTTTAAAGGGTGTAAAAGATTATTTATTACAGATACCAAAATGGGTTTGGGGAGATGATTTTTATGGTACTCCAGAAAAAGAGTCAAAAGATATCTTTGTATCAAATTCAAAAATAGAAATAGAGTTACCTAATGGTTGTCAAATAATAGCGGTAGCGACTTCTGAAGACGCATTAAGAGGGTATACACCTACATATCTTGTATTTGATGAGGCGGCATTTATTGATAATGGTGACGCAGTTTATGCTGCTGCTATGTCATCTTGTGCTACGGGTGGTAAAGTAATGCTTATATCTACACCAAACGGGATGGATTCTCTATATTATACAACATATGAACAATCTAAGATTGGTAAAAACAACTATAATGTTGTTGAAATGCGATGGTATGAAGACCCAAGGTATAATAAGGGGATGCACTGGATTAAGAAGGATAAAAAAGGTGAAGTAATTGAATCAATTGAGGAATATGAATATATTTTTGAAAATTTTGGTAAGAAAATTAAAGCAGGGTATAAACCAACTTCTCCATGGTATGAGAATATGTGTAGTACCCTAAATAATAATGCTAAAAAAATTGCACAAGAATTAGATGTTTCTTTTTTGGGGTCTGGTGGTAATGTTATTGGTGACGAGGATATAGCATACCATGAACAAAACAATGTTGAGGAACCAAAATGGGTTGATGGTATTGAGAAAGAGTTTTGGATATGGGAAAAACCAGTTAAAGGTCATGAATACATTTTATCTAGTGACGTATCCAGGGGTGATGGTGAAGATTCATCAACAATTGTTATAATAGACTTTACTACAATGGAGCAAGTAATGGAATACCAAGGTAAAGTTCCACCAGATTTATTGGGTGAATTGATTTATGAGTATGGTACATTGTATAACGCATATACGATAATAGATATAACTGGTGGTATGGGTGTTGCGACTGTGTTAAAATTAATAGAACTTAAATATAAACTACTACACTATGATGTACCTAGAGGTAAAATACTTAACAGTAAAAAATCTCAACTAAATGCGCATACTAAAGATAGTAAGATACCAGGGTTTAATGCAAATGGTGTTAGATTACCTATGATAGCAAATCTTGAGAGAATGATTAGAGAGGATTTGATTAAGATTAAATCAAGGAGAACTATATCTGAGATGAAAACATTTGTATATAGAAATGGTAGACCTGACCATATGAAAGGGTATCATGATGATTTATTAATGGCATTTGGTATGGCTCTATGGGTATTAGAACATTCATTTAAGAAGTTACAAAAAATGGAAAAACAAAATAAAGCTATACTATCTAGTTGGAAAATTGGTGTACCAGATAAAAATAATAAAACCTCAGTTAAAAAAAATGTAACTAGACCAAAATTTAGCTCAAAGCTCGCTAAAAATATGCAAGACCCAAATGGTGATTACATGTGGTTATTTGGGGGGTTTAAATAAACTTGATTTATTTGATATTTATATTATATTAATAGAAAAAAAAATATGAAAGATAAAAGACTAACAATATTTCAGAGACTTAACAATATGTTTGGGGTAGATGGTGTTCATCCACCTAAGCAATCTAATAAGTACTCTATAAATAATAATGTATTATTAAAAACTACCGATAAGAATGCTTATGAAACAGCAAAATTACAAGCGCAACAAAATAAGTACTTGGGTGGAATGTGGAGAAAAGTGGATAATGAACTTTTTCAAAAAGCCGTTCATTACGAAACTACTCGTATTGGGTCATATTCTGACTTTGAGAGTATGGAATTTTATCCAGAAATTTCTGCTGCCTTAGATATTTTCATGGAGGAATCGACTACTGTTAATAGCAAAGGTAGGGTTCTGAATATTTACTCAGATTCTAAAAGAGTTAAATCAATCTTGGAAGATTTATTTTTTAACAGGTTGGATATCCACACATCGCTACCTATGTGGACAAGAAATACTTGTAAATATGGTGATAATTTTGTTTTCTTAAATATTAGCGATAAAGCAGGTGTGACAGGTTGTAGGCAATTACCAAATTTTGAGATTGAGCGCAAAGAAGGTGACATTTTTAATAACGCCTATAATGGGAATACTTTAAACGGTTCTACTAAAGACGAAAATGAACCAAAGGTTAAATTTATTTGGAGAGGTAAAGATGTAGAATTCAATTCTTGGCAAATTGCCCACTTTAGACTTTTGGGTGATGACAGGAGATTGCCGTATGGTACTAGTGTATTGGAAAAAGCTAGAAGAATATGGAAACAATTGATATTGTCCGAAGATGCGATGTTGATATATCGTGTAACTAGGGCCCCAGAAAGAAGAGTTTATAAAATATATGTTGGTAATATTGATGATGAAGACGTACCATCATATGTTGATGACATAGCTAATAGGTTTAAAAGAACACCAATTACTGACCCTCAAACAGGACAAGTTGACCTACAGTATAACCAAATGGCTAACGACCAAGATTTCTTTATTCCAGTTAGAAGTGAAGATGCTCCTAATCCAATTGATACATTACCTGGCGCATCTAATTTGGATGCTATAGCTGATATCGAATATTTACAAAGAAAGTTATTTACAGCATTAAGGGTACCTAAATCATTTCTAGGGTATGAAGATGCAAATGGTGAAGGTAAAAACTTGGCAATGCAAGATGTTAGGTTTGCTAGAACTGTTAATAGGATTCAACAGGCGATGATTATGGAGTTAAATAAAATTGCGATATTACATTTATATTTACTTGGGTTTGAAGATGAACTAGATAATTTTGTTTTAACGTTAAATAACCCATCTACGCAAGCTGAAATGCTTAAAATTGAGCAAGAACAAACTAAGATTAACTTATATAGAGATGCTGTTAGTGATGCTGGAAATGGGTTTAGCGTTATGTCAATGACTAGAGCTAGAAGAGATATCCTTGGATGGTCTAATGATGAGATAACTCAAGATTTACTAGAGCAACGTCTTGAAAAAGCGGCAGCTGGTGAAATGGAAAACACTTCAGAGGTTATTAAATATACTGGTACGTTTGATGATGTTGATAGAATTTATGGTGATATCGATGTAGCTAAGGGTAAAGGTGGTGAAGGTGCAGAAGGGACATATGAAGGTGGTGGCTCTGGAGGGGGCGGTGGCTTCGGTGGTGGTGGTGACCTTGACTTTGGTGGTGATGAAGCTGGTGGTGATGAAGCTGGTGGTGATG